TTTAGATCGTTTAGCACCCTCAGCCGCAAATTTCTTTAGTGCTTGTCCTGTTTCAGCTAATCCTTCTTTTCTTGATTTAACACCTTCTTTTTCTACTTTATGAGCATCAGATGAAGCCTGTTTCTGATCTAAAAATCCTTGTTTAACTTTTTGTTGTGCAAATGTTAACTCGTCAATACTAGAAGTAGTATTATTAGTTGCTTCACTAACGGAATTTGTCGCTTCTGCTATTCTATTTAAACTTTCTGCATATTCTCCACTTTGTCTAATACTAGTTGTTAAACTTTCTTGATTTAATGCTTGAGCTTCATTCAATCTAGCAATTCTCATAATTGCGTCATCATAATCAACTGAACTCATCACTCGATTATATTCTTCCGTCATTTCTATTAGTTCTTTTTGTTTTCTATTCATAGAATCAAGAACTAATACACCACCAGCAATTATTTTAAAGAAACCTCTAGAAACTAATAAAACAGCACCTAAAGCCGCTTCAAACTCAGCAAAATTATCTTTAACTGTTATAACTGCTTCACCAAGAGTAATTAAAGAGTTAGCTAGTGTATCTCCAATTTCTTCACCAAATTCTTCTATTTGAGCTTCATTAGCTTCTAAAAATTTATTTAAGTCGCCAAATTGATTTTTAAGTTCCTCAAAAATGACTTATTGACTGCCATTTGAAAGTTTAAAAACTTATCTTGAAGCATTGATGTCGTTCCTTCAAATGTTTCAGCTAATGCATCTGTTACATCTCCTAATCGACCACCTTTACCAAATATTTCTTCAAATTTTTTCTGAGTATCTTCTATTGATACTTTTGCACCTTCAGAAAAACCTAATATTTGTCTTAAACCTTTTTCTCTAAATATATCTGCCGCCGCTATACCACCACTAAATGCTCTTTGTATTTGACTAGCTGTTGTTTGAAAGTCTAATCCTGTAAAAGCGGCAACATTACCTGTAATTTCTAATATTCTATTTAAGTCTTTTGCATCTTTGGCAACAACCGCAAGATTACCAGAAGCCGCTGCAATATCACCTAAACTAAATGGAACTTTACTAGCAAATTTAGAAAGATTATCAAATGCTTTATTTCCTTCTTCAACAGTACCAAATAAAAATTTAAATCTTACTTGAAGGCTCTCCATTTCCTTTCCAACATCAACAAAGCCTTTTATTACTCTACCTGCACCAATAGTGGCTAGTGCGGCACTTGCCGCCAAAGCAAATTTCTTTAGTCCACCTAAACCTTTTTTAGATGATTCAATAGCTCGTTTTGTTTTATCTCTTGCTACTATATCTATTTTTACTTGTTTAGCCATTTATCTCCTAGTTTTAGCTTGCATCCTTGCAACATTAGCTTTATGTTGCTCGTCTTTGCGTTTCTGTTCTAAAAATATTATCCAAGTCATAAACTCCTCAACTGAGAACTCCATAACTTTATGAATAGGTAATTTCAAATAATCAGCCAACTGAACTATCGTATGATAGTCGTGATCGGTTGTTATTTTTTTTTAATGTCTTTTTTTGTGGGTGTTTGCATTAACCAAGTTGCCGCTTCAGATAATACATCTGGATCAGCCTTTTTCATTAATGCTAATTTATGTTCTAATGTAAATAAATTCTTACCTTGTTCGTCTAAGGCAAGTTCAATCAATGCGTATGCCAAACCCTCGATTGGATCAGCTTCCATCTTTTTAAATAATCTACCTTTCTTTTCAAGATTGATAGGTTCTTTATAAAAAGTTAAATCCCATTCTTCAAAGTATTTGCTCTCGCCCTTACTTAATGAATTATAATGATCTTTGATTTTGTCGATTGCTGACATACGCTTTTTTTATCTTAATTTAATAAGATTGTCAAATTATATTGTAGTTCTAGTAATTCCACCAGTTCCTTGAACAGATATAGATAATCTAATCAAATCATCCATCGTTACTGATACTGAGTTTCCAGTTACAATAGCTGTTCCAGTATAGTAATAATCACCACTATCTGCACCTTCTGGGTGTAGATGTAGGCTTACTGATTGACCTTCGTTTAAAGCTACCTGTCCGTTTGTGTCTGTTTCATCCCAAGCACATTCAATAGTTGCTGTAAATGTAACTCTACTAGCTTCAAATGATTTTGCTGAATCAGATAATTGTGTTGACTCGATTACATCTGCTGTTGTTTCTAGTGTGAAAGCTGTTACTTCTGCAACTGTATTGCTTCCAACTTTAACTAGCCCAGCCGATCCTGTATGTACTGCCATTATTCTTCTCCTTCTTCTGTATTAAAAGATTTTGGTTTAGTTGATTTCTTTTTGGGTTTTGCAGATCCATCTGACCAGCCTTGTTTGACCATTTGTTCTACTTGGTGATCCCAAACCTCAATAGTATCTCCGTTTTTATTTTGGAGTTTTTTTCTTTTTGCCATAAGTTCTCCCTGTCGGTTTCTTAGCTTCTGGGTTGTTATGTTTATGTGTCCACCCATCTGCTAGAAATTTATTAGGATTATCAGTTAATACTGTAATTCCATTTTTAATTAAATAAACTTTATCACTCATATTATGGTGTTCCTTGCGTGAAGTTATAGAAGCATCTTATAGTGATGATAGCACCACCATAAGGAAATATACTTCCCTCGTCTGTTTCAACAGCAACTAATTGTGTGTCCAATGCGTTGCCATTTCTGGTTCTGTCGCTATCCAATGCAGTCTCAACTGTTGTTACTAACTCATTCCGTTTAGTATCTATATTAACTGTACTTGCACTTGCATTGGTAACAAAACCAAATATTCTAAAATCTATTGTCCCTGTTCTAGTAATATTACTATTCTTGATTGTAATATCTTCCCTAGTCTCATCAGCAGTCTGCACAAAGACTGCTGGGAATT